GCTGTTTATCTGGTCAGCCCTCCCGACAACGTTAGGAGGTCGGGGTATTAGGCTTTTACCTTGTTGTATAATAGTAATGTACTGTAAAATAATAATATATAATGAATATATATACTTTTAAGTAACAAATAAGTAACATTGTTAGATAGGTTTTATAACTGCGCTTCATCATCAAGTATTTCTTGTGACATAGCCATAAAGTGAGGGTTTTCTAAAAAATCATTCACCGTTTTAATTTGCTTAGTAAAAGTCCCCATTTATGTTGAGTAATCCCCCGTCTTAGTAACTACTAATGTATCAGGAGGGGCTAAGTTATTACCATAGAATTCCCAGATTTTGACATTTGGAGATTTCGATGAAAAATGGAGCGAATAGAATTCAGATAGAGGTCATCAACGTTTGTTCTTTTGTGAAAGGAAAAGGACAAACAGTGCAAAAGGTGTATGCTTTATGTGGCATTTTATTCAAATTTTAGAGAAAATATATGATTATCATAACTTTCCTTTGACAATAGTCGTTAATCTCATGGAATTTTAATATCTTTGCACCAAATTATAATCAATAATAGTATTATGACAAATCTGAACAGAATAAAGGTTGTGCTTGTTGAAAAGGGTAAAACTGGCAAATGGCTTGCAGAAGAGGTTGGTAAAACGCCTTGTACTGTAAGCAAATGGTGCAGTAACACCATACAACCAGATTTACCGACATTAGATAAGATAGCAAAGATCCTTGACATTGACGTAAAAGACTTGTTGAACTCAACCGAAAAATAAAATTAGCATATTATGGGAAAAGCTAAACCTTTTATCAAGTGGGTCGGCGGCAAGAGTCAGCTCATTGAACAACTGGATGCACAACTTCCAGCTGACTTTGATAATTGGGAGAATGTAACGTACATAGAACCTTTTGTGGGTGGTGGAGCAATGCTCTTCTATATGCTTCAACGTTATCCTAATATACAACGCGCTATTATCAATGATATAAATCCTGATTTGGCTATATGCTACCGAACTGTCAGAGATACCCCAGAACAGTTAATAGAGTCATTGATGGATATAGAGAATGCGTATTTGGCTCTAGAAACGGAAGAAGGAAGAAAAGACTTCTTCATGGCTGCTCGTTATCGATATAACGAGAAGAATCTTGACCCCATCGAGAATACAACAAAATTCTTCTTCTTGAATAGGACTTGTTTCAATGGTCTTTATCGAGTAAACAAGAAGGGATTATTCAATGTTCCTTTCGGGAAATATGCAAATCCAACAATATGCGATCCTGAAACAATAAGAAAAGATAGCGAGTTGTTGCAGCGCGTGGAGATTCTAAATAGTGACTTTGAGGCTACATTTGAACATGCACGTGGCAATACTCTTTTCTACTTCGACCCTCCATACCGTCCGTTGAGTGACACCTCGAGTTTCAATGATTATGCAAAAGAAGCGTTTAATGATGATGCTCAGGTGCGTTTAAAAGAGTATTGCGACCAAATTAACGAAGCAGGATTTCATTTCATGCTAAGCAACTCGGATTGTAAGGGCAAGAATGAAAATGACAACTTCTTTGATGTATTGTATGGCGCGTATCAGATTGAAAGAGTATGGGCATCAAGAAGTATTAACTCGAATCCTGAAAAGCGAGGAAAGTTGACTGAAATACTTGTTCACAATTATCTGGACACTAAGCTTAACTTTCAGACAAACCTATTACAATTTGTGGCAAAAGAGAATGCTCGAATTGTTGCAATGGCTGTAAATCAATAATAATATGAAAGACTTTAACAAATTCATGTCTCAGCTTCAAGAGACGAACCAAACACTTGATTTCTTCTGCGATTTCGATAAAATTGCAGCAAATGTAGACAATATCAAACTAAGCTTATGTATGCTAAATAGTATGATTGGCACTACAGATTTAAGGAAGAGTGTTGAAACCATATGGAATCGTGACCGTACCGCATTCAGCGTGATGGATATTCTTATTGCTGTTCGTAGCGAAGGCAAAAAAGCGGTTCTTAATTCCGCAGGTCAATGTATTATTCTTGATAGGCTCTTCACCAGTATTGATGGCGTGTTGGAGTATCTTGAAGGAACAGGTCTTGCGGATTTGTTCCGTCAAAAGAAGATAAACGATTTGGTTGATTATGTTTTTGGGATCGAAACGGGTCTCGATAGTAATGCAAGAAAGAATCGTAGTGGTCATGTCATGGAAAGTATGGTAGCTAACATATTGGACAAGAATGGAGTTAAGTACCGTCAAGAGGTATATTCAACGGAATGGCCAAACCTTCAGAAAGTACTTGGCGATGATGAAAAGAGATTTGATTTCGTAATCAAAACGACTTCAAAAACCTATTTGATAGAAGTGAATTTCTATAGTGGAGGTGGTTCAAAACTTAACGAAGTCGCACGCTCTTATTCTGATATTGCACCAAAGGTAAACTCGGTGCCTGGTTTTGAATTTGTGTGGATAACAGATGGTATTGGATGGAATAGTGCCAAGAATAAACTTCAAGAAGCATATAATATAATTCCGAGCATATATAATTTAACTAATATAACTGATTTTATAAATGGCATCAAATAAAGCGTGGAATAAAATTTTTCGTGATTATAAAATAAGCGATCACGATTTTGACAATGGTCCGTTTGAACTAACTGCCGACCAGATAAAAAAATCTTGTCAGGCTTTTACCGCGACAGGAGACAAGGAACCAAGAATACTGTGCAAACAGGATACGCGTTCTGATAGACCTTCCGTTTTTGTTAACCACGGACTGTTCATCCTTCCCAAAAAGAATGGGGTTTACTATATCCTCAAAGGAGAAGGCTATGTGGATGTGCCTGATATAACGACACCAATTCAAAATTATAAGAGCAAACTTGACTTTGAGCTAGAGAGCTCGATGGTTGGGGATTCAGAAATGCAGTTCTTAGATTTTGCATATGCAAATTCGTTGATTAGAACATTTATGAATGATCCATCACTTGTTCTGACAATTAGAGGCCGTAAATATACACCTCAATTCTCTTTCAAAGTAGGAAGCAACACATTGGATACAGAGAGCGTTCAAACAGAGGTAGATGCTGGATATGAGGGAAAAAGTTCAATTGTCCTAATTGAAGCAAAAAACTTTTCTGCGACAGATGTAATTATAAGACAGTTGTATTATCCATTTAGACAATGGAGCGAGAATACAACCAAAAAAGTCTATCCTGTTTTCTTTGAGAAGAGGGTGATAAATTGTGAAAACATTTTCTATATCTGGCAATTTGAGTTCACGGATATTGAGGACTATAATAGTATCCGGCTTGTAAAATCAGGCAGGTATCGCATAACATCTTCAAAATAAATTCTAAAAACCATGGCTTGTAATAAAAATCATTTCAATTTGGAGAGTATAATGTTGTCTCTTCCAACAGATCAGGGCGGTGTCGGTCGTCACAAATGTGCAGCATGTGCATACGAAGCAGGTTATCAAGCTGGCTATAATCTTGATGGCACATTATGCATTGATAATGTGTTAATTAATCTTGAGGAAAGCCAAGCTGGCGCACAACGACACAAAAGCCCTCATGCAGCTTTCGCATTGGGATATTATAATGGAGTATGTCAAAGAATAATTGATGATAATTAAGTAGATGGTTATGGATTTCTCAAAACTAACAACATGGGTTGAAAATTTGAAGAATTCTTTTTCCCCATTTTTCCTGCAATTATTCGCTGTTCTAGAGGTTGCGTTTTACACGACACTCCCAACTCTAATTCTTCTCCTGTTTTCAATATTTGATGAGAATTTAAACTTTAAAGAAACGATTGGAGAAAAGTGTTACATTAACGGGGAATTTCTACTATACTCAATAGCATTGTTAAGTTCTGCATATACTACGATGAAAGTGTATAGAAATCAAAATACGTCATTAGTCATTATTTTGATAATTGTAGTTTCTATCTCATATGCTATTGTTATGAAAACAGAGACTAAAAGTGTTGACGCATTGTTTTGGGGTTCTATAATTGCTTTTGTATTTGGATTTTATTTTACATGGCGTGCTATGAGCCTAAAAAACAACAGACAGGAATCATTCCAAGAGCGAGACAAAATGGCCTCAGATAAACTTCAAAAGGAATTAAAATATGAATAGTAATATGGACGGATATAAGGGTATTCCATGCATTCCCGCAAATCAACCAATTGGTGATATGTATGTGTGCGTACTAGATTCTGCATTTCTACAAAAAATAACATATGCAGATGTAAGAAGAAATGAATCTGAGTGTCGCAATGTTGAGAGGTATGTAGGAGTTCAAAGAGTCCTAGATCCAAAAAGAGAAAAAGAGATAGGAAAGTATGTGAATTTTGTAGATGCGACTTTTCCTAATAGCATAATAGTAAATGTCTCTTCAGATGACGCAAACTATGATGAAAAAAACAAAGTTCTATTTATAAAAGATGAGGAAAGTGTTGCATCTGTATTAGATGGTCAACACCGTATCGCAGGTCTAAAACACTTAAAAGACGGAAGTACCTTTGACTGTATTGTGACTGTTTTTATTGATCTAGAGCTCGAGGATCAAGCTATTATATTTTCTACTATCAATACGGAACAAAAGAAAATTAACAAATCACTTGCTGCAGATTTGGCAGAATTCTATAACTCTCGTAGTCCGCAAAGAACTTGTCACAATATAGCTAGAGCTTTACGTGCAAATGAAAAAAGTCCTTTCTACGGTAAGATTAGTATCCTTGGTTCCGCTAAGAAAGATGAAGGTGAATCTCTTACACAATATCAGTTTGTCAAAGAACTCTTAAAGCACATTACAAAGTCTCCCTTGGAAGATAGAGATGTTTTGAAGAGAAAAGATTTTTGGGGCAACAAGCAAAAACTTACTTGTACAGACAAAGAGAAGTCTTCGCTTTGTCTAAGGCCTTTATTTGTCGAAGATGAATCTGATGTAAAAATTGCACAAGTTATACTCAATTATTTCAATGCGGTAAAAAAGAGGTGGCCAAAGTCGTGGGATACAGTTGAAAACAATAATATACTAAATAAGACAACAGGTTTTATCGCTCTTATGAAATTCCTCAAAGCGGCTTATTTGACCATTGATAAGGAAATACCATCAATAGATGATTTCTTCAATATATTCAAAAAAACACGGCTGGAGGATGGGCAATTTAGTAGAGATAATTTTCCATCTGGTGGAAGTGGTGAAAACGAATTGTATAAAAGATTTAAAGAATCTGTTTCTATCTAATGATCCAGTCTTTTTATAAATCTCAGAACAACGACTTTACTCTCATACAAGGAGACTGCGTTGAAACCATGTCAAAGTTCAAGTTTGGCTTTGACATGGTGTTTGCTGATCCTCCATACTTCCTCTCTGGTGGTGGCATAAGCTATCAATGCGGTCAGATTGTTTGTGTTGATAAAGGTGAATGGGATAAACCTTCAACTCCTGAAGATATGGATGCGTTTAATCTTAAATGGTTATCTGCTTGCAGAAAGCACATGAAAGAAAATGCAACTATTTGGATTTCTGGTACTCATCACAACATTTTTAGTGTTCAGCAACAACTTCTGAAACTGGGCTTCAAAATATTGAATGTTATAACTTGGGCAAAAACAAATCCACCGCCAAACATTTCTTGTCGATATTTTACATATTCGACGGAGTTCATCATTTGGGCAAGAAAATCACCAAAAGTAGCTCATTTCTACAACTATGATTTGATGAAGCGACTTAATGGAGACAAACAAATGACTGATGTGTGGCGACTGCCAGCCATTGGTAAGTGGGAGAAGTCATGTGGCAAGCATCCAACACAGAAGCCATTGGGCGTTTTGGCAAGATTGATTCAAGCCAGCACACAACCAGGGGCATGGATTCTTGACCCCTTTAGTGGAAGTGCGACGACGGGTATTGCTGCCAACCTGCTTGGTAGGAAATATCTTGGCTTGGAAATAGAAGAAGAATTCTTGTCTATGAGTAAAGCTCGAAGGGAAGAAATAGAGAATAGTGCCGTTCGGAGCGACTATCTTGAAAGATTGGCTAAGGCAAAAATTATTTTACCTCCTGATAACTTCTTTGTGGCTGATGACTCTGATATAAATTACGGAGTGCCTTGGTTATAAATTTTACTCAACAAGGATGATATTAGAAAATTTAGATGGGATTAAGGTCTTTATAATCGAATCGCTTCGTAATGGAGACAAAAAGACTGGTGAAGATTTGAAAGATAATCTTCGCCAGATTTGGTATGACCAGAATTTGATTTCTGATTTTGATTGTCAATATACTTATGTTCATGACTCAAATGACTTAATTCGCACTATCAAGGATATTGAAAAACAGGTCACAAAAAGTAACAAGTTACCAATTCTCCAAATTGAATGTCATGGCTCATCAGATGGACTTCAATTAGGATCGATGGAAATGGTCATATGGAAAGACCTCTTCAATTATATAAGACCTATTAATATCGCATCATACAATCTATTGATGCTCAATCTATCGATGTGCAATGGAGAGACTGTAATAAGATATATTGATCCGACGCAACGAGCCCCATTTAGAGCTGTCACAGGTCCAATTGGTGAAGTGTTGCCTGAAGTTTTAGAAAAAGCGTGGTTATTTTTTTATGAAAACTATATAAAATATCTGACAGAAGATTATGGTCTTCATAAACTTGCGCAATCATCAGGATTAATTTACTATACCCAGGAATTTATTTTTGACGCTTACTATGATTTGGCCAATCAGGATCATGAACTATTTGAAGCATTGAGAACAAAAGAACTGTATGAAATGTATGTTGAAGAAGGGCCTCTCCTTATAGATCCTAAAGTATATAGTATATGGGTTGCAAAAAAACATACAAAAATCAAAGAGAAATATCGTTCAATGTTCTGCTTCGATGATTTGAAAAACCTTCAACAAAAAGCTTATAACAAATTAAAACAAAGCGAAGAGTAAATATTTTATGAACAAGCTAAATCCACTGACTTTCAGCAGTTATGCAAAAAGTTAGTGGGGCAATTGTTCCCAGAATGAGCATAGAAATCTAGTTGGAACAACAGATGAATATAACGGCTCGTTACACTTGGCAATGACATCGGCATTGATAGAAGAGGAAAAAACAACCAGAGGTTACTTCTGCTTGTTGCCTTTTGCATTAATCTCTTACTTACGCTCCTTCATATACTCCCGATACTCTTTGATAGGCATAGGCTTGACCTCCTGGTCTGAGAACATGAGGTCTATACCTTCAAGTTCCATCATGACCTCGGCATTGTCGCTGAAGTAGGCATGAACATAGCGGTTGATGTTCTGCTGCTTCTGAAGGATGGCATTGTCACGAGCGATGAAGAACAGAAGTCCGAGGCTAATCAGCCAGACTGACCATGCAACAGTCTTGAAGAACCCTCGTACATGCTTGCTTGAATAGAAGCACTTGAAGCAATACCAAGGGTACAGATATAGCGAGTTCAGCAATATATGTCCGCTCTCATCCTTGAATTTTGGCTTTTCGTATGGAAAGAGATTCGCCCTGCCAAGGAGTTCACACAAAAGGTCAGAGATATTCTTATACTGGCTCTTGATGACATCGCTGTTATGGTTGAACTTGTTGATGGCATCCGTATTACGTTGAGTCGCCATCTGATAGGCTTCAAAAGCAGTTGCAGGCTTTCCCTCTGCCCGAAGTTTCTCTTCCTTCTCCTGTTGTGCCTTGTCGCCTTCAGTCAGATGTTCCTCGACAGCATCTTTGATTGCCTGATAGACAACCTCCCGAAGTGAGTCCTGCTTAACATCAAGCTGAAAGTTATCCAGAGTATTCTGGACTCCGAGCAGCGAACTGTAAATCGCATGGCCCTGAGTCTTATCAATGTCAATGTTCACTTCAACAGGTGTGGGTGGGTCTGTTTTAGACCCTCCCTCACGCTCTGAAGGGGGAGTAGTTTCAACACCACCATTGCCCTCTGTACTTTCAGCACTTTGCATTGGGGCTTCATGAGTGGAATCGGTACCTGACGGATTGGCAGGAGTCGAGGACTGGGGCTTTTCAACTGCTCCAATCTCAGTATCTTCCGCATTATCAGACTGTGTTTCTATCAAAGGCGAAGTACCTGACAACATAGCAGACATATTCGCGCCCATGTTTGCAAGCGCATTCATTGAGTCCTTCTTGGACTTGCTTTGTGTGTGTGACATATTGCTTTCTGTTTGATTTGATTACATATGATTATTAGTGCCGTCCTTTTCTCCGCGGCTGATATTCATTCTGTTTTGCTCTCTGGCGTTCACGCTCCCACCATTCGTCATCGTTACCACCGCCGCCACCAGAAGATGGCGCTATCTGAGTGCCACCAGTAGCCAGTTCAACGGCTGCTGCTGCGATGTTGGAAGCAAGATGGCTGTCCTCTTGTGGAGCAGACGTATTGCTCATATCAAAAGCCTCTGCAGGGTCGCCCCAATCCTTCTCACGCTCCTTCACAAACTCCTCGTATGACATCTCTTTGATATTATCGCTGAAGTCATCGCCATAGACTGGCTCAAAGGCTTGGTTGTCAGTCAAGCGTTCAGTCAGCTTTCCCTCCGCAGGTCGTGTGTACAGACCGCCACGGAACTCCTGAACATCCTCGTCATCGCTGACATCCATAACCCTCTCCAGAGCCGAGAACTTCAGGGACTGGTCACATTTGGCACCTCCGATGGAGAATTTCTTATCGGTAATGGTGTAAACGATACCAAGTCCCTTGCCGTCTCTTGTCGGGACAATGGTAGTTTTAATGCCCTTCTTGGCAAGAGCCTCGCGGAACTCCTTTAATGACTTGCACTTTCCGAGCAGAGGCATTGCGGCATCGGCAACCTGGTACTTCAACTTGTCCTTGCCTTTCAGTGCAGAGCGGTTGACGTTCTTCTTGTCCTTGGCGAAGTAGAGTCCGTATTCCTTGGTCATCTTATAACAGATACGTTGTGAACGAGTCTTGTAAAACTTCATGTCGAGCGGCTTCCCGTCATCATCGATGATGTTGAGAGCCATGTGTATGTGGTCATAGTCGTGGTCATCATGCCGGATGATGATGAGCTGCGTCTTATCCCATCCCATGCGTTTGAGGTAATCAAGGGCAAAAGCGGTTATGAACTCGTCACTCTTTGTCCTGTGACTATCTTTCTCAGAGAAAGCCAAGGCGATGTGAAGCATCTTCTCACTGACGGTGTGGTTTCGACTTGCCTGAATCTCGAAGGATGCGCAAATGGCTTCGTGACTGGCAGCACACAGCCCTTTTGCAATCAGGATGCGAGCGTCCTTCTCCTTCACGTTATCCATATAGTTGATCAGGCCAGCCGCCAGACTTCCCGTAGTTATCTTTGCGAACATAGGCTTGCAATATGGATGAGAACCTGACCTATCATCTGCGACTGATACTCTAATTGAGGTGCCAGTTGGATGAGTTTCTGAATGCGCCTGTCAGACGAATCCTTGAAGGCTGCGTTGAACTTCATCGTGAGCTGGTTCAGATTGTTCGACATGCCGGAGCAGTCCTTCAAGGCATCAGCCAGTTCCTTCGGTATCGGCTCTACCACCTTTCCATAGATAGTCTGGTGATGGATGTAAAGGCTCAAAGGTCTTCCGCCAGCGTTCTCTGTAATCTTCTCACGCTCCTTGTCTGTGAAGTAAACTGAGACCAGTTTCTTCTTCTCATCCTCTGCCTTCGCAGGTCTTCCGCCCTTGGGCTTTTTCTCTGGTCTGGCTTCGGGTAAATCGGGGGTACAATTCTTTTCTGTTGCCATATAATCTCGATTGTTATGGTGACACGCATAACGGGAAGCCCAACTGGCTACATCGAGTTCTGAACATTTCAGAACACAAACTTGCTCCCGTACCCCCGTTTAACCAATAACCAAGCGAGCTTGGTGCGTTACGGCAAAACGACTCTCGCAGAGCGTCACAATGCTGTGAAGAAATGCCAGGAGCAGGATGCCATAGGTAGGTATGAATTACGGAGTGTAGCATAGTTTGAAGAAACAGTTTGGGTTTGCTATTTGATGTCACATTAGTTACTATTATCAGGGTTTGGCGACAAGTATTTGTCGATAGCCAGCGCAGCCTGAAGAGCATCGTCATAGGTGGCGAACTCAAAGCTGACGGTGTTCTTGACAACTCGCTTGCCGTATCTGTCCTCGGCAATCCTGCAAACAGTGTAGTATTGATTGTGAGGTATCTTGTCAAAGAAATGAATCACAGACTTTGCAGGGGTGCCATCGGTGGCATCATGTCGTTCAAGACTAAAGTAAGGGAAAGAAGGAATAGTATTTTCCTTTCCCTGCTGTTTAACACTATCATTAGATATGTGTTCAGCAGCAAGGGGGCCATTACTACTGTACATTTTCTCTCGTCTGTCCATACAACTGTCCACAACGGTGCCAGATGTTGGAGTGGGTTGGCTTCGCCGAGCTAAAGTTTCTTTTGACTGGTCCTTGGACTTTTCATTAGAACCGTTTTGTTCCAACCCGGCATCCGATACCGTCTTAAAAAGGGTTGAAGTCTCAGGACCCTGACAGGCAGGAACGGCTTCTTCTGGTACAGATGTAGCCTTTTCTGCCTGATTAGAAGTGTTATCAGTAACTTCAGCAACGGAATTGGTATCGTTTGCAGTTTCTGCTGCGATCGATACGGATTCCTGATTACCATCGGTTACAATCGACTCTTTTGGGTTGTCATTTACCTGAAATCTCTTGCCTCTCTTCGGACGACTGTCCGACTTCAGCCATTCCACAAGTTCATCCTTGAAAAAGAAGAGCTTGTTTCCGCGCTTGAAGTGGGGAATCGTGTCCTTGGATGTGGCAGAATGAATGGCAGACTTGGAGTAGCCAGTGAATGCCACAGCCTCGTCAATGGTGAGGATGGCATGAGGATCCTGCTGGCTTGCTCCGTTCTGAATCCACGCTGCAATGATGCCTAACTTATCGTCGATACGAGCGAGAAGAACAGGTATATCATTGAAGGTGGACATATGCTTGGTATCTTCGTGCATACACATTATTTATAAAAGGGGTTAGTTACTTTGGTGTAAAACTCTTTCGATACTTGCTGCCTCTGATACGATGGAAGCAAGCGACGTGCGCCCCGACAAAGGAGGTGGTCGAGTCAGGATATGTGGCGTCAGGCTCATTTCTTCTCCATGCGTTTCGTGGATAGATACTGCTGAGCCTGTTGCTCGAGTTCCTTCTGCGATGCAATGCGGTTGCATGTAAGCCAGTGGTCAAGATCTGCCTGTGAAAAGAAACAGAGCTTGCCCATTGGCTTGTAATAGGGAATCGCATGACGCATCATCAACTTGTGAAGATAGCTGATCTTCAGACCAAGATAGGCTGCTGCCTCTGCTGTGGTCAAGAGTGGGTTCTTAATTTTCTCCATATATAACAAAATTTGCGTTTAACTTTTTGTTCTATACCATCCCAGACTGCGGATTTCAAACCGCTGACTATGAATGGTTTTCGACTGCAAATTTCGCCATATTTTCAGGTGGTCACAAGTTGACTTTGTGTGTTTTTCTGATACAAAACAAAAGCGTTATACTGCTGATAATTAGCAATATAACGCTTTTGTAAATTGCGGTTGTGTGGTAAACGTGTGTTTTTGTGTGGTCGCTTTGATGCCTTTATCTTCCCAAGATGGATTTTACTGTCCTATAGAACTCCTTGTTGGCTTCAGACCCACTTCTTTCATCCACGTCGTTGTAGTGTGACTTGTAGTAGGACTCGCTGATCTTGCAAGCTGCCAAGATTCCTTTGAGCCAAGGCTTTTTCATCTCGGATATGGCAGGAACACGATGCTTCAGGAGCTGGCTTATGAGATAGCACATCCTCTGCTTTTCGCCATCAAGGATTCTGACAGGCACAAGGGGTGTGCGCAGATTCAGGAACTCGCAAAGGTCTAACTTGGTTGCCGCCTCAAATTGTTTTCCGTTACAATGATTGTAGATGGGAGAACAGTCATCGACATCCAGATAGTTGCGATAGTAATCAAGTGGAAACGATTTCAATTCTGCCATATCTATTCTCCTTGTGGTTTAGTGATGGTGTCGATGATGGTCTGAGATATGCGCTGCATGTAGAAGAACAGCACGGACAGGTCTTCAAGCGTGAACGACAGGGCAGCCGAGCAACGCTTTATTTCACCGTTGTATATACGATGCAGTTCATTGACCTTGGCGTGGTGAATGTCATACTCTGCTTTGACTGCATCGCATTTAGGTGCCAATTCCTTGAACTCGTCAGAGTCACCAGCGAGATAGTCAAGGCGATTGCTCAGACGCTGGTATTCCTTCCAAAGCGGAGCGGCAATGTCTGCCTCTGCCTTCTCTGCATCACGGAATGGCTTGATGTGTGCCTCGAAGAGCGCATCATTGTCGATGCTGTCGAAGGCTTCCTGATTGTCTGTATAGAGTTGGTTGCATCTTGTGACCAACTGATTCAATTCGGTTGCATCGGCTAGCAACTGGTCGATACCCTCGCCAGACTTCAATACACCTTCGGCATAGTCAATCAGGGCGTTGGTGTGCTGGTGCTCTTTATATAAGAAGTATAGGGAAAGAAGTGTCTCGAAGTCTGTTGGAGTAACGAGAAGCGACTTCATCAGTTCTTCCATTCTTGCCAAACTGGCATTGAGAGTTTGGATATAGTTGTCCATATTGGTAAAATTTAGGATTGCGATAATTATTTGGTATTGTTAGGCGAATGCCTGGTCAATGAGACTCACGGCATCATCTTTCTTCTTGTTGATGATCTTGGCATAAATCTGCGTGACCTCCACCTTGGTGTGTCCCATCAGCTTGCTTGTGGTATAGATGTCCGCACCCAGCGTGAGCATCATGGTGCCAAAGGTATGTCGGCTGCAATGAAAGGTGATAGGCTTGGTTATACCAGCCTTGTCAAGCCACGGCTGAAGGTAGAGCTTGGTGTTGACCTGGACAGGAATGTTTTCAAAGATCAGGTCATCGTCAGTCTTGTCACCTCTCTCCGGCATCCATTGCATGGCTTTCTTTGACAATGGAATGTAGAAAGGGCGCTTTGTCTTGAACATGACAGTGTGCAGTCGGTACTTCTCTCCGTCCTTGACAATCTTGCCCCAAGTGATGGATCTGACATCGCTGCACCGCAGCCCTGTATAGCAGGCAAAGAGAAAGGCCTGTTTGATGTGTGGGTATGGGCTGTCTGTCTCTTCAAGCTTTTGGACCTCCTCTGTGGTCAGGTACTCACGCTGGCTCTCGGGTGCCTTGACTTTATCTTGCGCAGACAGTTTCATGATAGGGTTGTCTGCAATGACATCCTCGCGCACAGCCATATTGAGAGCATTGCGTAGGCATCCGAGGTAGTTGATGACAGAATAGTCCTTCAGCTTCTTGCCTCGTGGAGAACGGTAGTCATTACGGAGGAAGTTAGTCAGTCCTATGATATAGTCCCGATTCACGTCCCTCATGGCAACATTGATATTGTAGGCAGTGAGTGCATGGATGGTATTGTGTATGAGTTTCTGGTCTTTAACTCCTTTCTGCTCCTGTGCCTGACGGAATGTCTCCATCCAGTCCTTCAGCAGCATCTTGGCCCGGATGGATGTATTCTTCAATCCTGCCTTGTTATTGGTGATTTCAAGAATACGGTTGAGCTTGATGGTGTTGGCAGCACGCATGGTGTTTTCATTCTGTACCTTTGCCTGAGGATTAATCTCTGGAATGAGGTAGAGCTTCAGGAACTCATAACTGCGCTTGCCGTTCACATAGATGTCGAGATAGAGAGAGCGCACGCCATTGGCAAGTTCTTTCTCCCGGAGTCTTACAGGCTCCTTGGTGTTCTTTGCGGATGTCTTTCGTGCCATATCTGTTATAAGTTTTTGTCAATTAGTTCTATGGAATCATCTATCGTCTTGTTGATAATCTTTGCATATCGCTGTGTGTGACGGACGGATGTATGCCCCAGTAGTTTGCTTACGGTGTAAAGGTCAGCACCCAATGTAAGAAGCATCGTGGCGTAAGTGTGCCGGGAAACATGGAAGGAGACGTTCTTTCCTGTAATGCCAGCCGATTCAGCCCAAGGCTTCAGATGTTCTTGTATCTTGGAGACATCGAGTTTCTGAAAGACCTTGTCGTTTCGTCTCTCGGGTTCTGTAGGTCTTTGCGGCATCCATCTGCGAGCTTGGAGTGGCAGAGGTACATACACAAGCTTTTCGGTCTTTACCATGCGTGTGCCGACTCTCCACACATCGTTGTCAATGGTTATGTCAGACCATTTCAGGGCGAGTACATCGCTACGACGTAGTCCACAGTTACACGCAAAGAGGAAAGCGTTCTTGACGATTTCGCATTCACAGGGAGTTTGAATGAGCATCTTCAGCTCGTCAATGGTAAGGTATTCACGGACTTGTTCCCTGGGCAGGAACTTCTCTGTCGGTGTAAGCTTGCTGACCGGATTTGACTGTATCTGCCCTTCACGGATAGCCGTGTTCATTGCGGTGCTTAATTCGCTGACGATGTTAAACCCAGACTTGGAACTTATTGGATTACCGAATTTCGTCTTATATTCATTCTTCAGGAAGTTGATGAAGTCGAGACAAAACTGTTTGTTGACATCAGTCAAAGGAAGGTCATCATGGAAAAGTTCGAGTAGCTTCCTGAGGCGCTTTATGATTGAGAGATTGCGAACACCTCGGTTTTTCTGGATTTCACGATACTTGTCCAACCAATTAAATAAGGTGAGCAGTGGAACGTCTGCTTCTTGGCTCTGGACATACTTGCTTGTTGGCAGTTCCTTTTTCAGTTGCCTATTCCTCTTACGGCATATCACTTCTGCCTTTTTGAGAGTCGCATCGTTCTTCCTTATCGATTTCTGGTCGTTTTCAGGAATCAATACCAAGTCGGGCAAACGTTCATAAGTGCGCTTGCCTTCAATATAGATTTCCAGATAAATGACCTGATGTCCGTCTTTACGGCTTCTCAGGCACAACTTAACTGGCTCTTTACCGTATTTCTTTTCTTTGCTCATACTCATTTCGAATGAAACCAATCGGAAATCGAGTGCAAAGATAACAAAAATAATTTGAATGTCGCAAATATGAGTAACAAAAAGTGGTAATTATAAGGATTTTTAAGGAAACGAAAGGAATTTGTTATATTCGCATAATGCGTTTATTATCAAGACATTTATTTCTTTTGTCGTCTTTTCAATTCCCTTTATTTTCTTGTTTTAGGTATTAGGCTACCCGAGACTGAAAAAAAGTGGCACGTGCAAGCACGCTGCCTAACGTTGCTTAACT